TGATCATCGCCCATGATATTGCTTCCGGCGTGGTGGTGGCGATCGGTGACTTGGTGAAAACGTCGGGCGGGACATGCTTGAGAACGGCCGCTACGACTGATGACTTGGCCTTTATTGGCCGGGCTGTGGAAGCTCACGCATCAACCGATGCGGCCGGGAAAATCGCTGTGGCTGTAGCGAATGCCGGCGCTGTGTACTTGGCGAACCTGGACGCGGCGACAAGCTGTAACCAGGGAGACCTGCTTCAGATTTTCTCTGGAGCGACGTATACGAAGTTAAAGAAAAGCGCGACGGACCCGGTGGCGATGTCGATTCAAAAGACATCATCGGCTACCACGTGCGAAGTGATTCTCATGCTACCCGCTCAGACCGGATCAATCCGGCTTGTGCGTGACGCATCGTAACGGAAAGGGGGACAAAATGAACCGTGGAATTCTAGAGCTGTGTGAAGCGTACCAAAAAAAGTTCAACCCTTCCGAAACGGAGCGGGGCGCCCGAGTCGCTAATCGAGAGATCGGTGGCAAGGTGAAAGAACTTCTGGAAGCGAAAAAGCTGGACCCGACAAAGGTTTCGTTTCGGGCCTTGTATGAAGCGCTGGTGGGGCCGATTAGTTCAAGAGAACTGATTGAAGCCGGGAACTTAACTTCCTCGGCATTCCCGAACATCGCGGGACAGATCATTTCGAAAGTGATGATCGATGGCTACACGCAGTTCCCGAAAGATGTGGACAAGCTGGTGAGGACCGTGCCTTCCAAACTAAAGACGAGTCGTGTCGTCGGTTGGTCGGCTATCGGTTTCGTCCAGCAGGTGAACGAAAAAGAAGATTACCCTGAGATTCTTCCTCCAGACGAGAAATTACAGACCATCAAGAACCTGAAGTACGGTGGTCTGTTGTCTCTGACGCGGGAAGACATCTTCTTTGATCAGACGGGCGAGCTAGTAGACCGGGCCCGGATGATTGGAGAACGCGGCGCTCAGAAGCGGGCGAGCTTGATCTTCGCGGCAGTGTGCGATGGATCGGGTACGCCTTCAGGCGGAACTGCACTTTCGGGTGCGGCGACTTACACTTCGGGAAACAAGAACCTCATCACGGCTAACCCTTTGGGAACCGCTGGATGGGAAGCCTCGCGTAAGAAACTTGTTGACCAGGTGGACGAGCAAGGCGAGCCGATCTGGGTCATGGGTGACAAGCCTTTGATCATTATCGGGTCAACGCTATTGGCTACGGCTGAAAAACTCCAGAAAAATGAGCACGGAGACTTAGGGACAGCGAACCTCGATACGAACTTGGCTCAAGGCCAGTTTGATATCGTGTTGAATCCGTACTTGGCCTCGACCTCAAGCTGGTGGCATGGCGCTCCTAGCCGGCAGTTCCGGTGGGAAGAGGTTTGGCCTTTGGAGACGTTCACTCGCGTTGGGCAGGATACCGAAGACGGGTTTAATGCTGACGTGATCCAGCAGTTCAAGCTGTCCTTCTACGGAGGGGCCGGAGCGGCAGATTATCGCTACGTGATTGAAAACGATCCAACCTAAAGGGAGGCTGTTATGGGTAAGCTCGTAAAGACAACCCTACTGGCCTTCCTGGCAGCGGGGATTATGTTTCGACCCGCGCAAGCGGCTAACACGAAGTTCACGGACGTGCAAGTGCGGAACCTGACCGTGACGGGGACCCAGACGAATACCGGTAACGTTACGGATTCGGGGAACCATACGGTGACCGGGAATCTCTCGGTGACCGGGACATCGACGTTGACGGGAGCGGTGACGCAGTCATCGACGACCATGTCTGGTTTGCTTCTGCCGTGGCCGTTGACGTTGGCGCAGATCAACGCGCTGACATCGAGCGCGACGGGGCAGATGGCCGTATGCACGAACTGCACGATGACCAAGGTATGCGTATCGTCGGGAACGACGGCGACGTACCAGTGGACCGTGATGCAGGGAACAGCGTCGGCGACGGCGCCGTTGCACTGCCAGTAAAAATCAATCGGGCAGGGGGGCTCTATGCAGGTAGGGCCTCTCTGCCACCGTTTTTCTAAGGGGGCACTATGGCCGATGCAGTGGTGGCTAAGACATTGCGAGACACACCCATTACGGCGGCGTTTCTGTTTGGAAACGCTTCTGATGGGACCGGGGAATCGGCTGTACAAAAGGTCGATATTTCCGCGCTGGCTATGGCGGCCAACAAAGTCACCATCACCAAACTCATTTGGGGTTGCGAGGGGATGCAAATCAAGGTCCTTTTTGACCACAATACCGATGATTTAGGGGCAATCCTGGCGGGGAATGGATCATTCAACGAAGATACCGAATGCCCGATTCAAGACCCGGGATCGGCCGGCGGGACAGGGGACATTCTCTTCACGACCGCCGGACAATCGGCGGGTGACGGGTACACGGTGTATATGGAGATCCGGAAGGTCGCTTAATGGCCCTAACCCAGGCTGATCTTTTAACGCAGTTAAACGCGGTCCAAGCGGCTATTTTAGTCGCTTTGGGAAATCCATTCGGTAGCTGGCAAGTCGGGCAAGTGAAGTTTGATCAAACGCGGTATCTGGAATACCTTGCCCAGCTTCAATCGGACTTGATTAAGCTGATGCGGTCAGAGCCTTCAGAATCTTACGATACGATCCAGACGGCTGTCGGTCCTATGGGCCATGATGCGACGGAATACATCGATGAGAACTTTTAATGGGAGAAGTCCATGGTGAGCGCTCCGCCGTTGACAGCGATGCGGTCGCAGTTCAACTCGCTTCTGGACGCGGGATGGGGAACGAGTTGCTTGATAACGCGGTTATCCGGGACCGTCGACTCAGCGGGACACACCGGCGGCAGTTTCGTGACAGTGAGTTCCGCCGAAAGAATCTGGATTCAAGGACTGGCGGGGCGGTCATCGATAGACACAAAGAACCTGGATGCGGAGACGACTCATCTGGCGTTTCAGAAAACAACCGGGACAGCGCTTCGGCCCAAAGACCGGATACTTCCCTCGGGCGAAACGTATAAGTATGACGTGGTTAAGACTCATCTTTGGGAGACTCACCGGATGTCAGAGCTTAAACAGGATTTGAGGACATGACCACAAAAGAACAGATCGAGTTCGTTAAGGCCAACTTAGCCAGGATGGATAAAAACATTACTCAAGAAATCGTCTATGGATGCGAGGCGGTACAAGAGAAAGTGGTGAATGATGCAAGGATCATCTGCCCGACTGGATTCACGGGGGCACTTTCTCAGAGCATTCAACCCGGCGGTCCTCCCATCGTTACTGCAACGAATGTCGAAGCGACCGTTGAAGCCAACGCCGAATACGCTTCTTATGTCGAATGGGGAACGCGGCCGCACTTCCCGCCACCTGACGCCTTGCGTGATTGGGCAGGAAAATTCTTAGGTGACCCGAATCTCGCATTTGTAGTAGCCCGTGCTATTGCTCGGCGCGGAACTGTCCCTAGGAATTTTATGGGCCAAGCTCTGCTTGCGAACATGGACACATTTGTTCGAGCCATGGTCGCGGCAGTGCATCGCGGGATTATAGCGAGTGCGGCATGAAAGAAATCGAGCAATTGATTTATGGGCGCATGACAGCCGATACGGCGGCAACAGTTGGCTTAGTAGCCCTCTTGGGCGCGGCTACGCAGATCGCCCATGCTTTTCAATTAACGATCCCGCCTGTGCCTTATTTGACCTTCCAGGTTTTCTCTGGAGGTAAGGGAATGGCTACCGGAGACTTTGCGCGGAGCTTAGATTATTTCATAGCCTTCAACGCCTTCGCTTCGAACTATGCCGATATCTTGGCTAGAGTTAGGCATCTTTTTGATGGGTATCGTTTTGATGTTCCGGGCTCTTATACCGAGATCGGGAGCTTGCGGAGCGTATTCGATTTTGAAGGTCCGGACGGATTTGATGAAGTATTGGAAACTCAAACGAAACAGGTGCGATACCGATTCTTTATGACGCCGAAAGCATGGAATCCAATCGCGGCCTAGCGAGCTAACGAGCTCAAGGGGGTCTTATGTCAGGGACAAATAGCAGTGGTTATGCCGAATCCAAGAGACTACTCCTGGGCATCGGTGATTTGTATATCAGTGACGTTTTTGTGGGAAACCTGAAAGGTCAAGTGAGTCTGAAGTACAACCGGAAGTATGCCTATCAGAGGGCCGGCATGAGCCTTGCCGATCAAAAAGCGGAATTGACTGATGAGGAATTGACGCTTGAAGCGGAAATCTGCGACATCAAGCTCTCGCAGTTACGCCGGGCTTTTGGGATCAATCAGACGGTCGATATCACCACGTCGAAAAATATGTTGTACCGGCAGACGATGAAACTGTCGGGGACTTCATTCGTGGTGCCTACGCACACGATTGCCGCTGGAACGTTGAAGGTCTACAGCCTTGACCGAAAGACGACCGGGGTATCCGGAACTGATTACAAGACTTCCGGCGGAAGCGTGCGGCGCCTATCCGGTGGAGCTTTCTCAGCCGGCCAGTATGTCTTGACGGAGTATGAATGGGCGAACTCCAGCGCGAATTCGCTTCAGTTTGGCGGGGAGTCATCGACCTTGCCGACTTTCCAGGTGGATTATGTGCATGTGGATTCGGCGGGGAAAGCATGGCAGATTCGGCTCTTTAAGGCCATGACAGCGACCAACTTCGCAGCGGCCTTCCACGAAGTGCAGAAGGGGACCTATACGACCTACAACATCATGTTCAAGGCGCTAGTTGATACGACCAAACCTGAAGGCCAAAACTTGGGAGAGATCATCGAGGAATCGGTATCGACCTGATTTCTAAATCATCCTCATACGTTTTGTTCATAACTCTGAACGATTCGTAAGAGAGAAAGGACGATCGAGCCATGAGCCTATCGTCGATTGCAGAGCAAGTGAAAGACTTCACCTCCGGAGGATTCCCGGTACGCAAGGGGACCCGGAGTGTTCCGCGTGGAACATTTCAGGACCTATCCCAAAGCAGTTCCGACATCTGGTTTTCGCGTTGGACCCATAACGTATTTAATAACTTCCCGTTGATTTCTAAATGCAAAGGCGCCAGATTCCTGCATGACGCCTGCCATGGGATGCCGGCCTTTGTAGTGGGCATTGGACCTAGCCTGGATGAATCGATCAAAGACTTAAAGCTGGCTAAGAAAAGGTCGGTGATCATATCGACCGACGCCGCTTTCCGAGCTCTCTTGGCCAATGGCATCACGCCGGACTTGGTTATCTCTTTTGATTGTAAAGACGATCAAAATAGGCTCTGGAGAGAGATTCCTTTGGAAACGAAAGTCCCTGGACTCCTGAACTCCTGTTGTCACCGGGACACGATCATGTCATGGCCTGGGCCGATTCTTTTCTACAACCAGTATCATACCCAGGATGAGCTTTGTAAAAGAATCCTTCCGGATGTTTTGCCGGAGATCGGGCAGATTCCTTCAGCCGGCACCGTAGGCAACATGGCTCTCTTGGCGGCTTACCTGATGGGGTGCGACCCGGTCTGCGCGGTCGGTATGGATTTCAGCTACAAGAAACTGGATGATGGCTCTTGGCGATACCGGGCCCAAGATTGGCGGTATGACAGTAATCCGGATGAAGCCGGTGTGCCACCTGCATGGAAAATGACTGAGATTAAAGAGCTTTACGACAATGACGAACGGATGGCTCGGTCTTTTCTGCAAATGGATCAAGAGCGGGGGTCGTCCTTTCGGACGGACCCGGAATTGGATTGGTATCTCAAGAGTTTCGTGGATTTAATGACGAATTTCAAAGTGCCCATTGTGAACTGTTCGCCTATCGGGATGATCCCGGTATCTTTCCAGGCTATGACCGTTGTCGAAGCGATTGAAAAATATTGCAAAAAAGAGTTTCAGGATGGTCGGACGATCCTCAGTCACCTGGGGAAGATCATTCCCGACCCGAGGAAGTCATGACCTTTTGTAGCTGGCGGTTTTCCTGGGATTGGCTAGACTGGCTGGTTGGGCGCCCGAAACCAAAGATAGTTCATTTGAAAAGGGGCGCTACGTATACGATCAATGGCGAACTTTTTGCGATTGAGCATGTAGGGACTACTGGGATGGTTATGCGATTGGTCGATACGACCGTTACGATCATCGAGGACGAATGAACTATTGGCCTCCGGCATCAAAGCCGCAATTCAACCCTCCGGATAGAGCGGCAGGAATTGTATTGCCAATCCGGGATGATTTGAAGTTTTTTAAGCTGGCTTTTTATTCGATCTTGAGCTTCACGGACTACCCCTACATGCTGACGATCGTCGATAACATGAGCGGTTACTCGACCCGGCAATACTTGGAGACGATTCGCCGGAACCATCAAGTGAATATTCTTCAATACCAGGAACCACATTCGTCGGCGGCAGAGTGGAACCTTGGACTCAAATTCATGTTCTCGCGTTCGGCTGTGAGGTATGGCGTGGTCCTGACCCCAGACATCGTGGTGGAACCGAACTGGCTATCGAAGCTGGTAAACGGTATCGAACTGGCTTGTTCGATCATTTCACCCAGGACCAACACCGATGAATCCGAGCCGCGTGCTTTCTGTACCGCTTTCCAAAGGTCAGCATACGAACGGATTGGGGGGTTTGACGAGCTTTTCCATGAGGCGGGACCAACTATGGTGGATTTCGGAGATCGGGCAAGGAAGGCCGGTTTCCTTTCGTTTAACGCGCCCGGAGTTTATGTCCACCACTTTGCCAGGACCGGCAACCAGCCCGACCCGATTCTTTTGACTCAGGATGAGGCGACCTTAAAATTGCGGAGGGAGGTGCCGGCATGAGAGAGCACAATGTAGTGCCAAGGTCAACGCGAAGTTGCCCGAATTGCGGGACAACACTGACAAAAGATAATCCGGAAGACCGGTTTACGTGTTATCAATGTGGCTGGCGGGAGTAATTTCATTTGAGTATGCCCAAGTTCCGTGTCTAATTTTACAAAGAGTAAGAAGTGAAACATGATATTTATTCTTAAAAAACTTGAACGTTTTGTGTTCCGGATTCTTAATGATTTCGTCTATTGCTTCGCGGGACAAATGCACTCGGCGGCCTCGTCGCTTTCTGTGCATGTCAATCATATTGTCTTTGTGCGTACCGACAAACAAATGGGATGGATTTACGCAACGTCGATTATCGCAGGCAAGAAGGATCGACATGCCTTTAGGGATTTCGCCTCGGTGAAGAACCCAGGACATTCTATGTGTTCTTATCCTCGCTCGGCTTCCAGAAAACGAGGTTATGCCGTACCCATCTCTTTTGTGGATAAATCCAACCCATTCCCAGCACGATTTCCCTTTTTTAACGTTGCGCAAAAAACGAGTCAAGGCATCATGGCACTTACAGAGGCAGGACATTGGGCAGGATTGATAGCGGCGCATTGTTTTGTACGAACTGCGCACAGTATATAAAAAAGGAGCGTTATGAGTGACCTAAAAGCGGGCGACTCGCTTGATTTCAAAATCGGCGACAAGACCCTGACGATTGAGCCTGTCCCTTACGGCCAAGTGAAAAAAGCGATGCGGATTATGTTCCAGGCTTCGAAAGACATCACGGCTGGCGCGTTGATGAGTATCCCAGAGCTAGTAGACAAGTACATGAACCAAGTGATGCCCTTGATGTTTAAGGCCGGGCGGTTTCCGTTCCTGACCCAGGATTGGCTTGAGAATGAGGTGACGGTTCCGGTGTTGCGGAAGATGCTGGAAGCGGCGATTGTGGTAAATGGGCTAGAGGATTTTTTCGGAAAGAAGGCGGGGAACGGAGTGGGGGGGACGATCCTGCCAGCGAATACTGGCTCTACCACTTCTTCGGCCTTGCCTATGGATGGCGACTCAAAGACGTTGACGAGTTGACGTGGCCGGAGATTCGTGGGCTATTGAAACGCATGGAAGAGTACCCGCCCGTTGATTTCGTCGCGGCGGCGATGGTCCGAAAGAATGCGCCAAAACCGATTGGGGAAATGATCGGAAGCGCGGGAATCCCGGTCAAACGGGGAAAGGTAAAACGTGGCGACATCGGCCGGTGAAGTTGAAGTAAAACTCACGCTTAGTGCGGATGATTTTAAGCGAGCAATCGCCGCGAGCCAGACTCAGGTTCAAGATTTCGGCTCGGTGCTTCAGGGCTTTGCCGGAAGACTTGCGGCAGCCTTTAGTTTTGCCGCCATCGCTGATTTCTTTAAAAAGAGCTTGGATGCTTACGCACAGAATGAACTTGCCATAACCCGCCTGGTGGCGGCATTGAACAATCAGGGCACAGCCACGGTTGCAGTCAGAGACCATCTGGTAAGTTATGCCGAAGCCTTACAAGATGCTACAGGTACTTCAAAGAATGCCATCATTGAAGCAGAGCGGTTACTGGTCACCTTTGGATTGCAAGGAGTCACACTTGAAAAGGTAACCCAGGCCACGCTCGACCTATCGGCGGCGACCGGGATTGATTTACAGCGCGCGGCACTCCTTTTGGGTAAAGCCTATGAAGGGCAGACGAGTTCTCTCTCACGGTACGGCGTCGTCGTTAACCAGCATATCCCCTTAAACGAACGCTTTGCAGCGGTCATGAATCAAGTTAATCAACGGTTCGGCGGTGCAGCGCAAGCCCAAGCCGAAACCTATGCGGGTCGCGTGCGCGTGATGGGGACAGCCTTCGCTGAACTTCAAGAACGTCTTGGTCAGTTCTTGGTCGGACCTGCTGGCGGATTAGTAACGATGCTTACGAACCTGATTCGGCTTGAGTCCTCTTCGATTGATTTGATTACTAAGGCTTCTAGCGAGATGGGAGGATTCGGGAATGTGCTTAAGGTCGTTGGTATAGAACTGCTTCGAACGGTGTTGGATTCAATCACAAACATAGTCGGCTCATTATTAGGTTTGCTCTCGCATCTCCCGTTGGTCGGGACTAGAATCGGTGATTTGAAAACTAAATTAGATGGCGTAAATAAAGCGCTTAATACTGAAATCGACCAGTGGCAAGCCAGTGCGGGGGCGGCAGCAGAAGCGGCGGCCAATAAGGCGAAGGCAGTAAAACTGCAAGTGAAAGAAATTGTCGAGATTGCCGTCGTCGGCGATGGTTTGATCGAAAAGTCTATGAAAGACCGGCTCGAGGAGGAAGCCAAAATACGGAACCAATATGCTGTGGAAGCCAAGAATGCACGCAAGGACTTCGTGAAATTCTTCACGACGACCGAAGCCGAAATGTGGAATTTCGCCACGCAGATGTCGGATACATTCTTCAAGGGATTCGGGGACGGATTCGCCAAGATGGTCATCGAAGGTAAAAACTTTGGAGCAAGTATCAAACAGGTTTTCAAAGACATGGCGGAAGCGGCAATCAGTTGGATCGTGCAATTGATCGCGAAGATGATTGCTCTTTGGGCAGTTGAACAGTTGACTGGATTAGGACCTGCGACTTTTGGAATCCAGCATGCATTCAGCGGAGCAGTAGCCGAAGGCGGGATGATCAACGAGCCTTCGGTTATCACTGGTCTACGAACCGGCCGAAAACTCTTGGCAGGGGAAGCCGGCCCTGAAATGATCGTGCCGACCTCCGGAGGTAACCAGACAGCCGGAGAGATGGGTGGGATGCCTTCTATGGGCGGCGGCGGGAATATAACGATCAACATTTCCGGCCAGATGATTCAAGGGGACGCGAATTCTTGGAATCGGCTGATGCGTGACCAGATTATCCCGCAAATCCGGCGCTATACGATGTCTAACCCGACTGGACCTTTTAATCGAACGCGAGGGGCGGCATGAGCTATCGGATGAATGGCGGAAAATGGAACACGCAAGCCTGGAACGGGCTAGCGAACCTGACAGAGATTGCGGTAGCCGAGCGTGTGCTTTACAACCAAACGAGCATTGTTTTGCAATGGGGAGAATATCTTGGTGCGATTTACTATCAGCTTCAAGTGAGTCTGTTTCCAGACTTCCGATCAAACTTTGTGGACACGACGCTCACCCAAACAAAATATGCCTTCACTGATTCACAGACCAATGATGCAAAGAGATATTGGCGTTGGCGACCATCTTCGAGCTCTGGAACGGATTGGCTTACGCCTTGGTCGACGGTAGGAAGTTATTGGCTGAATACCGGTGCGGCGGCTGAAGTGACGATGCCGGAAGGGTACTGGGCTCTCTTTGACAAAGACCTGGTGACTGATATCTATTTCTTTGACCTGGCGCCGGTCTACACCGTGATCCCGCGAAATATATACCGCTACCAAGGCCGGAACAGGGCGGCGAAACTCTTGAGCGAATTCTTGACGGTAAAAGATGAATTATCCCTCAGTTTCACTGGAGGACAGTTTGTGATTCACCAGCAGATGGATGAGTTCCGGCGCTTCCACAATACCAAACGCACATTCTTTCTGGCGAACTATACTTTTTGGAAGCATGATGAACCGATACCGAACATCTGGAAGGTAGAAAGTGCCGATGACCCGACTTTTACGATGATCGCGGCAGGAAGGCCGGACATCTTGCGCGGGGTCGTTTCTCTAACCGAAGTCTAAAGGAGTTTTTATGGCTTGGCCTACAACTGTATCTGCAACATTGGATTTACTGACCGCGATCAATAATACGAAAGTGACATTGAATGTGGCGGCTGGAGTCGGAGATACAAGTCTCACGGTCGATGATTCAACGCCGCTTTCGACCTCTGGTTATTTGACCTTTGATGACCTGGAGTCTAATCCAGAAACGATTTCTTATACCGGGAAGTCGGGCAACGTCTTGACGGGAGTAACACGCGGGGCCGATGGAACAGCGGCGGGGACTCATGCCATTGGCTCTCACCTGGAGATGCGTTGGAACGCGAAATATCACAATCTCTTGAACACGGAGATTGTGGCCCTGGAAACGGACCTTTCAGCCAGGATCGGCGTAAATACCGGAAGCAACCAAATAAAACTGATCGCCGGATCGGCATCGCTTCCGGCTTTGGCTTTTCAGGGAGACACCCATACTGGTGTCTATCTCATTGCCGCGAATTCTCTTGGCCTCGGAGCAAACGGGTTGGTCATGGAATTGGATGCTTCAGGTCAGGTTTCTTTGACGAGCACTTCCAATCAGTTTCTATTCGGCCTCAATGCGGCCCACACGGCTGTATTGAGCGTCACGATGCCTTCAGCCAATCGAGTCTACACGATTCCAGATACTGGAGCGGATGCTTCCGTATTGATGACCCAGGGGACCCAGACGGTTGTAGGGGCGACAACTTTTTCAACGGCAGTAACAATCACGCCGACTACAAACCAGCTTGTGTTGGGAACGACTCGCACCGTTACGATTTCTGCGACTCAGCCGGCAAGCACATCCCGAACTTGGACAATCCCAGATATCACTGGCAATGGGACATTTGCGGCCCTTGAAGGAACACAGACATTCAGTGGCGCTAAAACATTCAGCTCTACTTTGACGATGAGCGGAGCCACGATCGCCATGGGGGCGAATAAAATCACAGGAATTGCCGCAGGGTCAGCGTCTGGCGATGCGCTAATGTGGGGCCAGGCTATCTCAGGTTCCAGCATAACAGCCACAGATGGAACGATCCAGATGCTCATGCGCCCACTGAGCGGTACGCTTAGGATCGATTGCTATGACAACCCGATAACCGTAACTAAGCCCCTGAACATCGATTGCTCGACATTCACTGTGCAGATTGCAGACGTGACAAAATTTGCCATGGTCGCAACGACTGGCAATGCGACTTTCTCTGGAACATTGACCTCCACAGGATTATTGACGGCCTCTGCCGGGATCAATCTTGGCAATACGACGCTGAGCAATTATCAGGAGGGGACTTGGACGCCAGCAGACAATAGCGGGGCGAGTCTTTCTTTTACCGTAACTTACTCTCAATATACGCGCATTGGGCGAGTGGTGACTGTTTCAATGTTCATTGTTTGGCCTTCAACAGTGAGCGGTGCAACCGTAAGTATTTCAGGACTACCCTTTACGGTAGCCGCGACTCAGGAATCACGAGGGATCGTAGTATGTGGTGCGGCTGGAGGTGCTTTTGCGGCACGTTTTGTCCCCGGTACTTCAGTCATTCAACTTGAAAACGTGACGACTCGGACAAATCCTATAAATTCAGCGTTATCGACGCAGCAACTTTTTATCACCGGTTTCTATTATGTCTAATCTCTGACGAGGAACTTATGAAAAAACTGACAGGCTTGAATGAGCGCATGATCCTTTGTAGCGACGACGCTAATGGCCCCCCGATGCCGACGCGCAGGGAAGTGTTGATCGCGATGGCAAACGTGAAAGCTGATACTGCCGACGATGCCCGGCGCACGCGGCGATTGATTGGGAGAATTCGGAGCAAAGAAGAATCCGATCTCATTATCGAGAACGACGACCTAATATTCCTGGTCAAAGTATTTGAAAAAAACGGGATGAGTCTCACCGCCTGGATGCAGGGACAAATCCTCGACTTCCTGGACTCCGCCGAGCAAGTTCCCAACCTAAAAGAGGCCTGAGTGGTTTCCACCGCCTTCCAGACAGAGATGGCGCGGTTGCAGGGATCAACGCCGCGCACCAAGATCGAATTCATCAATAAGTCTGGAGGCGTGACCGATATCTCTGACTACTACATCTCTGGGGCGAACTTCGCGCAAGTTCGTCAACGCGCGATCGCAGAGAT